GATACATTCGGAACATCTGGTGTTAATACATTCACTAACAACACAGAGCAAACTCTAACAGGGTCATATGCTGCTGATGGTTCTGCAAGATTTACTGGTGGTGCTGGTATTGCAAGAAATCTAGCAGTTGGTGGTGCAGCTAGAGTTTACGGAAACACAGAATTAACTGGTACTTTAGATCTTAATAACGATGCTGATATTTCAGGTAATTTAGTTGTAAGTAATACACAAGATGCATCATCTCTTGCAGATAGTTCAGTTGCTCTTCAAGTTTCTGGTGGTGCAACGATTGATAAGAACACATACGTTGGTGGAAACTTTGTAGTATATGATGCTGGTAATGCACGTTCTGCCTTTACTGTTACTAACAGTTCGGGTGATGGTGAATTCCATAATGACCTTACAGTTGGAGGTAACTTAATAGTCAATGGATCAACAACTACTGTTAATAGTACGGTCACAACTCTCGATGACCCTATTATTACTTTGGGTGGTGACACAGCACCAGCGTCTAACGATGCTAAGGATCGTGGTGTTGAGTTCCGTTATTACGACGGCTCTGCTAAAATTGGGTTCTTTGGATACGACAGATCAGCAAACCAATTCTCATTCGTAACAGATGCAACTAATACCTCAGAAGTATTAGCTGGAACAGATGGTGCTCTTCGTGCTGGTACTTTAAATCTTACTGCTGCTGGTACTGCACTTGACGTTGATAATAATGTAAATGTAGATGGTACTATAACAGTTGATGGTCAGTTTATATCAAATCTAAGCACTGGTACTGCTCCACTCTCTATTGCTTCTACCACTAAAGTTAACAACTTAAACGTTGATTATCTTGATAATATGACAACTGCAAGTGCTAATACAGCATCTACAGTTGTTAATCGTGATGCTTCTGGAGACTTTGCTGCTAATCAAATCACTGCTGCTAGTGCTGCTGGTGCTGGTGCTGGATTCTTAGGTAACGCATCTACTGCTGATACTTGGAAGACTGCTAGAGTATTAACAATTGATGGTGTTGTAAATGGTAATGTATCCATTGATGGTAGTGCTGCTGTCACTCTTACAACTACTTACGATGATGCTGATATAACTGCACTTGCCGCACAGTCTGGTACTGGGTACATGGTCAGGACTGCAGCAAATACTTATGCTCATAGAACATTCTCTGTTACAGCATCCTCTGGTATTACACTTACTAATCCTGATGGTATATCAGGTAACACAACAATTAACGTTGCTTCTGCAAGTAGTAACGCATCAAACAACTTAGTCATACGTGACGGATCTGGTGACTTTGCTGCTAATGAGATTACTTCAGATTTAGTTGGTAATCTTACAGGTGCTACTTCTACTGCTAAAGATCTTAATCCTGCTGCAGATAGCACATACGATCTTGGTACATCTTCTGTTAGATGGCAAGGAATCTTTGCAGACGCTGCAAATATAACTGCTATTACTGGTGCTTTAACTGGTAATGTAACTGGTCAAGTATCTGATATTAGCAATCATAATACTGGTGCTTTAACAGAAGGATCAAATCTATACTACACAGATGAAAGAGTTGATGATAGAGTTAATGCTCTTATAGTCGCTGGTACAGGTATCACTAAGGTTTATGATGATACTGCTGGAACGTATACTCTTACAGTTACACAGGTAGATGTTAATACCGATAATGTAACAGAAGGTTCTACTAACCTCTTTACTACTGCTGCAAGAACCAGAACACACTTCACATATGGTACTGGTATCACACATGATGGTTCAGGTGCTCTTTCTGTAACACAGGCAGATATCAATACAGATAACGTAACTGAAGGTTCAACCAATCTATTTACAACTGCTGCTCGTACAAGGACTCACTTCACATACGGCACAGGTATTAAACTTGCTACTGCTGACATAGCAATAGACTTTACTGAGTTTGATACTGACAATATAACTGAAGGATCAACCAACAAGTATTATACAGATGAGAGAGTAGATGACAGATTGAATGCTGTTATCATTGCTGGTACTGGTGTTACTAAGGTATATGACGATGGTGCTAATACATACACACTATCTGTTACTCAGGCAGACGTTAATTCTGACAACATAACTGAGGGATCAACTAATCTCTTTACAACTGCTGCTAGAACCAGAACTCATTTTACATATGGTACTGGTATTACACACAGTTCTGGAACTCTATCTGTAACACAGGCAGATATTAATACAGACAATGTAACAGAGGGATCAACAAATCTATTCACTACTGCTGCTAGGACTCGTGGTCATATCAGTGTTGGTGGATCTCTAGGATATGATAGTGGCACTGGTGTTGTTTCTTATACCACTCCAACTACTATTGCATCTCTATCTAACCATGATACAGATGATGTAGCAGAGGGATCAAGTAATCTATACTACACAGATGCTAGAGCAAATGCAAGGGTTGCTGCTGCTACTGGAGCAAACTTAGATCTATCAAGTAAATCTACAACTAACCTTTCTGAGGGAACTAATCAATATTATACAGAGGCAAGAGTACAAGTAAAACTTGATAATGCATTTGAGCAATTGAGTGCAATGCTTAATAACCTTTCAACTTCAACTACATTAGTACTTAATCTATCTGGAGATCCTACTCCTGGATCTGTTGTAACACTTGGATCAATTGCTACTGATGGTGTTGGTGGATTTAGTAATGCAACTGGAGTTGCTACGAGTGGAGGTACTGGTTCTGGGTTAACCGTTGATACTACTACAGTAGGTGGAGTGGTTACTGCAATCGCTTTAAATGCTGCTGGTTCTGGATATGAAATTGGTGATACATTAACTATTACTAACCCTAACCTTGGTGGTGTTTCTACACTTAACCTTGGTACTTTGGTAGGTGGTACAGGATATATAACAGCAACTGGAGTTGCTACAACATCCTCTGGATCAGGAACAGGTGCTACTGTTGATATTACTGCTACAAACGGTGTTCTTACTAATGTCTCAGTTAATGCTGCTGGATCTGGATATGCAAACGGTGAGACATTAACTATTGCTAACGCAAATGCATCTGGTGTCAAGACTCTTGGATCAATTGCTACTGCTGGTACTGGATACTCTGCAGGAACTGTTGCAACAACAGCAAGCGGATCTGGTGCTGGATTAACAGTTTCTATTAGTGTTGATGGTTCGGGTGCTGTAACTGGTGCAACTATCGTTAACGATGGTTTGAACTATGCTGCTGCTGAAACTATTACACTAACAAATGCTAATGCATCTGGAGTTAAGACTCTCGGATCTATCTCTGCTGCTGGTACTGGATATACTGAAGGAACTACAACTGGAGTTGCTACAACATCCTCTGGATCAGGAACAGGATTGACAGTTGATGTAACTGCTGATGCTGGTGGAAATGTTACTGCTGTTGCTATTAACGTTGATGGATCTGGTTATGCAGCATCCGAAGTTATAACTATTACAGGTGGTGGTGGGGATGCTACTATCCCAGTTTCTGCTATACATGGTAATGGAGCAACAATTCCTGTTTCTGCTATACATGGTACAGGGGCATCACTCAATACATCAACTACCTTTACTAACGCAACCTTCGCACTATCGGATATCGCAACGATGGAAGTTGGTGCAACTGTTACAGGTGGTACTTCTGGTTCAACAGGAGTTATCACTGCTCTAGGTGCTACTTCAGTCACCGTTGATAATGTTGATGGGTTCTTCAAGAAGGGAGAAACCGTTGGTGCTAATGATGTTACTAACTTGACTATCCAATCATTCGCTTAAGATAAATGTCAGCTACAAGACCAGCAACTAAAACTGAGATAAAAGATTATGCTCTTCGTCGGTTAGGATATCCTACGATAGATATCAACGTTGCTACTGAGCAACTAGATGATCTAATTGAAGAAGCAATTGATTATTATCAGGAATATCATTACAATGGAAGTTATAAAACTTTCATGAGAGTTGAAGTTACACAGGCTATGTTGGATCAGGCAGAAGGATTCTCACAAGAAGGTTCTACTGATTGGTATGGTGCAGATAATTATATTGATACACCTCCAGGAATGCTAGGTATCAATCATGTGTATACTAATATTGGTATGTCGAAAATGTCTGGTGGTAATATATTCAATATTAAATACCAACTCTTCTTGAATGATATGTACAATATGACACATGGTCGTATTCTACATTACTTTATGACTTCTCAATATCTTGAGACTTTAGATTGGGTAACCAACTCTCAAGCAAATCGTAGAATTAAATGGAACGAGCAGCAAGGTAGACTTTATATGGATTTTGATTGGAAAGATATATCACCAGGTGATTATATTATGGTTGATTGTAATATGCGTCAAGACCCAGAAACTTATACTTCCATGTATAATGATAACTGGTTGAAGGATTATGTGGAAGCATTGTTCCAACAACAGTGGGGTCGTAACCTAAGTAAGTATGATGGCATTCAAATGTTAGGTGGTGTTACACTTAATGGTCGTCAAATCCTTGAGGATGCATCTACTTTTAAAACAGATCTTGAAAAAGAACTGCGTGATCGTTATGAGTTACCACCTATGGATTTAGTCGGTTGATATGGCATATTCTAATACACCAGCACAGGATTACGTTCAGTCGGACTATAGTAATTCTGCTAGATTAAACATTAATGGTTCTGCTCAAGAGCAGAAGTTCATGGAAAACTTAGTTGTAGAGAGCATTGAAATTTACGGTCAAGATATTTACTACGTGCCGAGAACTATTGTCAACCGTGATAGTGTCTTCGGAGAGGACTCTGATGGCAAATTTGAAAGTGCCAAAGCGATTCGTGCCTATGTCAATAATGTTGAAGGATGGGAAGGACAAGGCGAGCTTCTTACGAAGTTTGGAATTCGCATC